TCATTTCCGTCTGGAGAACACGATGATTTAGTTGACAGCACCACACAGGCACTGTTAAGATTTCGTCAAGGTGGATGGGTTCGTGCCGAAAAAGACGATTGGGATGACGAGCCTAAATATAGAAGACCAGTGGAGTATTACTAATGGCTAAATATAGAAAAAAAGATGGAACAATAGTATCGTTTACAAACCCTGTTCCTAAAATAACACAAAAAATGCTAGGATTGAGACCTGCTAGAAAAACAATAACAGTAAAAGATATTGAAGATGCAGGAAAAAGAGGTAAGAAAGCAGGTGGTGTTATTAAAATGCGTGGAGGTGGTCTAGCAAAAGGTGGTTCAGCTAGTTTAACAGGATACAAAGTAAGATAAGGAGCAGTTATGGCAGATAAAGATAAAAAAGGTATTTCGTTTAAAGAAAGAGTTTTAAGCTCTATGGGTACTAACTACGGAAACAAAAAAGCCCAAGAAATATTAAAGAAAGATAAAGAAAAAGGAAACGACCCTAATAGAATAGTTGCTTACCCACCAGAAAGAGGACCTGGCTTGCCAAGGCAAGGAGTTTCAACTGTTCCGAAAATCAAAAAAGAACAAAAAAATAAAAAAAATAAAGAGCCAAACCTAGTTAGTCCTGTAAAGCTTGTTAAGAAAGGACCTGCTCTTGGAGATACTCCAAAGAAAAGCACAGCAAAAGGACAAGTAGAAAAAGGGGCTGATCCTTTAAAAGATAAGCCAAGAAGTATAGCGGCGGCAAGAAAAGCAGGAGAAAAATACTTTTATGATAAAAAGGGAGAAAAGAAATTAGCTGTTACAGGGGCAGAGTTAAAGAAAAAAGGAATGACCCTAAAAGAATGGGCTAATACCTTTGCTAAAAGAAAACAAACTAAAAAAGATGCAACAATTTTAAAGCCATATGCAAAAGATAAAAAATTAAAGAAGAATCCTGCGAATAAAAAAGCAGGAGGCATGATGAAGAAAAAAGGCTACGCAGGTGGTGGCAAGCTTAAAATGGTCGAGAAAGATGGACAGAAAGTTCCATTTTATGCCGCAGACGGTAAAGGTAAGATGCGTGGTGGCGGCATG